CACCAATTTGCTGCATATAGGGATTGGGAATCACTCGATGGCCAAAAATATTGCCGACTGAATAGCCGTCTTTATCGCCAATTTCAAGAAATAGTGGCAAACCACCAGAGTCCTTCAATTCACGCAAATAAGCAATGGTATTGGGATGCATCATCCATGCTGTGGATGGCATATTGTAGTATTGGGGAGGCAATGCAGCATTGAGTGCAGCAATGTCGTTATAAACAATTGCACCGCCAGTGGTGGATGACACTGTCAAAACTGTGTGAATACCATTGGTGATGGCCGATCCATTCGATCCAAATGCAGCTGTTGATCCACTGGTATAACTATTCAAACCACGCAATCCCAATGTACCACCATAAACAGTCGTTGTCGTGCCAGACTGGTCATTGTTCAACATCATGGATAATGCTTCTTGCTGTGAAAACTCTAAACCGACATCGGTCAAAATGGTTTCATTCAAAGCATTGATATCGCTCAAAACTGCTGTACGAACTGGCACTTGAGCTGCAATTGATCTGATGGGCAATTGCCAAAATGATGTGGCAGTGTTGGGTGTTCCCACGTTGGGTGTGAATGTATATCCCCAAGGATTGGTCGGATTGGTCACATTACCAGTCTTGACCACAAATGCCTCATCTGAGCCAATGGTCATAATTTCTCTTGATCCAGCTGCTCTGAATGGGTTTGCNAAACGCAATGNNGCAAACGCATCATCATAAATAACTCGACCACCGACACCAGAGCCTGAGCCAGTGAGTGCTGATGCCTCTTTCAAATTGATCGTCACTCGCTTTTGCTTTGTGAGTGATTTTTGAATGGCCTCAAGAATGATGTTTGTGCTCATAAATAAATCCAAAAAATTTTAATGATAAAAAGGTAGGGGAGCAATGCTCCCCCACACTTTTAGTTTGCTGCCGTAGCAGTTGATCGATAAGCAATGATCGAGAATGGATCAACGTTAGATGCAGCCAAACGCTTCTCACCGAAGAATGTGATATAGCCTGGCAATGTCTGATCGTATCTGCGTAGGATCATGTTCAAACGATCGACAATGGTGTGGCCACGTTGCCAGTCCCCAAAGTACATTGGGAACTTGTTCAATGTACCAGCTGATGCTGTGGTGGTTTGTGATGGATTATCAAGGTACTTGTTGACCACCACATCAAAGCCAAGCATTGTGCCCACGATACCTGTGCCAGGGCCATCGTTCAAGGGATGCATACGCTCGAAAATTGGTGTGCCATTAGAGTCTTTCAATCCGCGGATTTGAGACAACATGAATGGGTTTACCAAGAACTTAGCAGTAGGAGTCCAGTATTGTTGTGGCAATGAGTAGATGAAATTGACCACATCGGTATACGTTACATTGGCTGCGCCAACAGTATTGCCGTTAGTTGTCAATTGATCATAAACAGCCAAACTGTTCAAACCATTGCTAGTTGAAATACCAGACGAACCGAATGCAGCAGTAGTAATTGCACCACCACTGTATGAACCAGCTGCGCCATTATTTGCATATTGATTCAAACCACGCAAACCTTGAGTGCCACCATATGTATTGGGTGAATCAGTTTGATCGTTGTTTTGGATCATGGATTGACCCTCGACCTGGCTGAATTCCATTAGCATATCGTCAACAACATTGGCCTCTAAGCCATCGATGTCATCGAGTGCAGCAGTACGGATTGGGAATTGCACGTTCAAGTCTTGCAAAACCAATTGCCAAATATTGGTGTTTTCGGTTGTTGCTGAACCATTGTTCTGAATGGAATAGCCCCAAGTTGCACCAGCATTACCGACTTTAGCCCTGAACTGATAGGTTGAACCTTCAGTGGTCACGTTGCGAGACAAACCACGCATGGGGTTAATCAAACGCAATGTGTGGAATACTGGATCGTAGGCTGTGCGACCACCGACATTGTAACCGCCACCAGTCAATGCAGAACTTTCCTTCAAGTATGCTTGATACTGATCATCAGATTCAAACAATTTGATTTCTTTTTCCATTTTGCCTTTTTTGACAAATTTGGATAATTGCTCACGAACCATCTTGTTCACATCGCCTTTGATGGATTTGGATGGTTTGATAATGGATGGAGCTGTATTGATCTCAGACAATTTGGCCTCGATGGCTGCCAATTTCTCTGTGGTTGCAACAGAAATTTCTTCCACTTTTGCTAGGGTTTCGGCTTTGACTTCTTCAATCTTGGCCACGTTTGATGCCTCAATGGCATCGACTTTTTCAAGAATTTTTTCGACTGACATAATAATTTCCTTATTTAAGACGCTTTGAAAGTGCTTTCAACAATTCTCTGTGCGTTAACGCCTCAAGAATTGAATCGGCCTCGTTGACCACCGCATCCGATTCGCTCGGCTTTGGGGTTTCCTGAATAGTTTGCTTGGCGGCATCACGCTGCTCAAGTATTTTCTTCAGTATTGAAGATGCAGTGGTCGCATCTTTTCGTGAAAATCCTGCATCACGCAGTGTTTTCTCGATCATCCTTGGATTCGCCTGGCCTTGGCCATCGAAATACTCAAGATTCATTACTTCCGCTTTGGGATTGTTTGGATACATAACGACAGACACCTCACGCAAACCGCCTTTGGTGATCTGGAAATAGGATTCATCGTCATCATCATCATCACATGGATTGCCATCGGCATCGACCATCTGGGCCTCATCGGCATATGCACCGACTGAAACCCCACCAAACATATTGGGTGATTCTTTTAAGACGTTGTAGAGGTCAGAGCCACCGACTGTGCTNANATATAANTTGCCCTCGGCANNCATNCCATCATCATCNAATTGGAATNNATNCCANTCCCCGACTGGCATTCCCATATCATTGTGATTCAAAAACATTGGCAGTGGTTTGCCAGATTTTGCAAATTCATTGGCCCAGTCCATGAATCCTTCAGGCTGGTAATTGAATTTTCTGCCATCCTCGCCATCCCTTGGCCCCCAAGTGGTGACTTTGGCTGCAATTTTTCCACTAGGTGAGTTTTTTTGGTCTGCCTCTTTTTTTAGACTGACCTTTGCCTCGCAAATTAAATTCAATGTTTGCTTCATTGATTACCCCATTATGTATAGACTGATTATTATCTTGTATTGTAGGGGTTTTCTCGGGAATTTGTGGTAGTTTAACACTAGCCACTTTGGTTTGTGAAGTCAAAACCCGAATTATTTTTTTTGTATTGTTCATTATTTGGCTGTATTGATGGCCGATTTTGGAGCCGTTGAACCACCTCCACCGCCTGTGTCCTGTGGACTGGATCCAGCAATTGGATCGATTTTGGCCACTGGTTTACCAGCAATTGGCACATTGGTTTTAGAAATGCCAGCTGGATTCAGTGCTGGCAATTCATCCCCGCCATCGACCTTGGCCATATTCAAATATTCTCTGGCCTCATTGGGTGTGAATATTCCAGCTGAAACACCAGCAGTGACAAAATTCATTTGATCGAGTGCAGCACCTTTTAAGAAATCCTTAGTGTCGAATCTGAGACACAAATTTGGATATCCACGAAATAATTGCTTGTTGAATTTTTGCTCGATGTTGATGATCATCGGATACATTGTCGTTTTGTAAAATTCATCGAGCAATGTTTGCGTGTTGTTGTATTTGCCGACCTCGAGGCCCAGCAGCTGTGCTGGCACACCAAACAATGCACAAATGCGCTTGGTGGTTTGGTCTTTCAATTTGGCTGCATCAGCATCTTGCAAAGTCAACATTTTGACTGTTTCAAATGTCATGCCCTGATCAAGCAGCATTCCTTGACCAGGCTTGCTGGTATCGGTCGGCTTGGATCCAGTCATCGATGCCCATGCCTCTTTTAACCTGGCTGCAATCTCCTTGTATTTGGCATCTGGAATCACCTGATCTGTCTTAAATAAGCCACTGGGTTTTGCACCATTTTGCATGATGTAGTTGGCATACAAATCAATATCAGTGTCGAGTGCCACCAGCTCTGTGGCCAAAATACCCTTATTAAAACCAGCCGAGCCTTGCCACGCTGCCTCAGTAATATGGATCACCTGGTAAGGCAACAATGGCTCATCCATGTTAAAACCATAGGTCGGTGTGGACATCCGATAACTTGGATATCGCAAATTGGTCATCTGCACTGTGATCAATGTGGCATCGAGGTTATACATCTCGATTGGGGTCTGCATCGAATCTTTATTGTCTTTTCTCAATAGCAAAGTAAAGCACTCACCAGCCAAATCTTGCCACATTGACCACTGATACCAAAATTCATATGCGTTTTGAAAATTATTGGGATCTTGCAATAAATTCAATACTTGCTTGGCCTTGGTCTTGTCTCTAGTGCCTGGCAAATTGGATTCCAGCGCATTGACAAATGTGCCATCATCCAATTTGTACATAATGCTGATACCGCACTGGGCCAATGCTCTGGCCTTGACCCCCACGCATGACATGATCGTGCTGTTGCGTGATAGCACCGACATATCCACAATGCGGCCAGCATTGGTGACGCTGCTGGTAGTTATGTACAGAAGTTGAAAGGCAGAACCTTGTTGTCCGTTTTGATTGGTACGGACAATTTGATTTCCAAGCTGAGTTTGTCCGAATAAAGTATTGGATTCTTTGGTCGTTTTACTCTTGAAAATGTCGAATAATCCCATGTTTTTCCCCTATTTTGGCCTCATAGTATCACTAAAATGATCTAAATCCAAACGAACTCGATGCATATGGATTGTCCAAACTGCAATGGGCTGCAATGATCATTGCAATAATGCCATCGACCTTGGCTGCTTTATCGGCCTCATTCTTCCTGACTTTGATGTTTCCATTGACATCCTCATAAACCTCGCAATTGGATAATTGCCATCCCAAGAATGGATTCCCATCATGTTTGATTTGCTTGTTCAGTATAAGTTTCTCCACATATTTCGATGGATTTGATAACACTCCCATGCCCTGACCCACTTTTTTGACTGGAATGCCAGCCTCATGCAATCTGGCCACCAGACTTGATGCGTTGTATGCGTCATATCCTACTTCCTTAACTTCATATTTTGCACATTCTGATTTGATGTAATCGCTCACTTCCCGATCATCCATCACATTGCCCTCGGTGATCTTGAGAATTCCAGTCCCGACCGCCACTCTAAAAATATCGGCATAGTGTTTGGGTATCAGCTCTAGACCAGCCTCAGGCAAAAAGAATTTGAACTCGGCTCGGTAGTCCAGCTCCCCATATCGTTTTAAAGTGCAAACTGCATTCAAATCTCGGGTGGCTGCCAAATCAAACCCAATGAAAACTGCATCGGGCACTCGGTCATCCACCACTTGGGTGGCCTCATCCCAGAATGTCCGATCCAGCCACGCACTCTGGGCCGACACAAATATATTCAAAGTCTTGCACAAAAATTCATTGAGTGCAGCTGGTTTGTGCTTGGCCTCCTCGGCCCTCTGAGCAATGGCCTCCTCAAAAACCGATATTCCGTGCATTGGATTGGCCTTGGCCCAGACTGTCGGATCACGCCAATCATCATTTTGATCTAATGAATACAGCAGTCCAAACCACCTTGGATTGTCGGTGGCCTCGCCATATAGCATGGATTGGTACATCGAGAAATCTTCATAAAATTTGGTATCTTTGGTAAAACTTGCTGTGGTGATATAAATCCTGAGTGGATTTTGTCTGGCCACCATACCTGAGTGCAGCACCTCGATCGAGTTTCTGTCCACAATCTGGGCGGCCTCATCCACAATCACGCATGATGGGTTTTTTCCATCCCCTGTTTTCTTAGTGTCTCGGCTGAGTGCCTTAAACATCGATTGTGAATCCCCAGCTTTTTTGACTTCATATTTGCTGGGGTTGTAGCAGTCGGCCAATTCCTTGGGCATATTCTCAATGAACCCTTTGGCCGAATCAAACACAATGGTGGCCTGTTCCCGATTGGTGGCCAGAGTGAACACCTCTGGGCCAGCCTCGCCAAATTGCAGCTCATATAAAGCAATGATGGCCGTGATGGTCGATTTGCCAGCTTTCCTCGGAATAAACAAAATCACATCGGTGACCATGCGCTTGGTCTGATTCTTTTTTGCCCTGAAACCATAAATTGCCGTGATCAGCAAAATCTGGAATGGCTCGAGAACAATTGAGTCTCCAGCATTTGGCCCCTTGGTGTGTTTCAGGGTGGCCGCAAAATTTAAAACGTGTTGTGGATAGTCTGGATCGAAAACCCATTCCCAAGTCTTGTTTTCATATTGATCGATGAATCGCTGGCACGCCAGTTGCACATCCCGACAAACATTGATCTCGCCCTTGGTGACTTGGATGGCATACAAAATTCCGTCTTGGTATTTCATGCAGCCTTTGGCCCTTTGAGCAGTGAATCAATATTATTGGTTTTTTCTGTTTTCTGGCCAGCCAGCCTGGCCTTGGGTGTGAGGCCCAATTCGCCCATTAGCCTGATGCACTGCTCCAATGCCTTGGCTCGAATATTGACCAATGGATTAATGGCTGCCGTTTTGCCATCGTTGTGCCAAATCATCAGCTTATCATTTGTGAGCTGCATATTGCAATTGACGTACATTTCCATGGTGTCGGCCAGCATCCCCAATGTGTGCCGATTTTGATTATCGCCAATCCCATAAACATCAAACAAAAAGTCTGATGCCTCTTTGACAAATTGCTTTTTGTCAAATTGCTCTGGATGGTCGTGCCATTCCGCAAATGGCATTCTGTTTTTCAGCTCGGCTGGAATAGCTGCTGGTTTGCCAGACTTGCGTACTATGCGAGTCCCTTCAATTGAATGTAATTCAGCTGGTTTTTTCATAATAGCTTTTTCC